TCCCGATAGTTTTAACACATAAACTAGCGAGGCGGCCGCTAAGCGCGGCTGGAGATGAGAAAGAGGAATGGGCGAGTGGGTGGGTGTTGAAGGCGTAGCTTGGTGACCAAACAACGACCCCGGGAGTAACTCCCGCTATTCTCCCACACGCAAAATGAATGGTGGTGCCCCGAAGCAACCAAGCTATCTTTGGGGCAGAGTTAAGGTGCGTGGATGAGGCGCCACCTCAAGCCTTCTTTATTTGTATTTGTTTGGTTTTTGTGAAGGCTCACAAGTGACGCAACACGCGCACACACACCGGGGCTCAGCCTAACCAATGGACTTCGCCAGAACCGTAAAGGCATCAATAGCCATGCCAGTCAGGTTCTTGCCAGACGCGGGAAGGAGTCCAAACTGGACATTGCCACCAGAGCGACCCGCCACAGCCTTGTAGAACCGAACAGCCACGTCTGAAGCGATGGTAATTGCGGTATCATACAAGGGTGTGAGGGTGACGCCATTGGACTTGGTGATGATGTCAGCAGTTGGATCGGCGGCGTCAATGTTGGCACGCACGCAGAAGCCACGCTCAACGCCAGGCGCCAGGTTCAAAGCCTTGGCTGCGAGGCAGAGGCCAGCAATGCCGTCCTCATAAGTCGCATCGACTACCGAAACTGGGGCGGATTGGCTGGACACGACAGGCAGCTTAACGAACTGGTTGCCAGAACCATCTGTCTCAATGTCAGCAGAGGGCGGGCTGTCAATGGAACCGGACATGTCAAAGGAAATCTGGGGACTAGAGAACCGGAGGGCGTATTCAACCCAGACGGTGCCTTGGAACTTGTTTCCACCAAAGCCATAGAGGTTAAAGGCGTCGTAGAACTTACGGTCCGCTCCGACAGGATAACCACCACCGCAGGTGTAGAGCTTCCTGGGATTGATGTTCTGGACTTGAACATCGAATGACATACTTTGCCAATTTGCAGTAACGGCCGAATGATAGCCGTTAGACATATTGTCTAAGGTGTCAGGTGCCGAATCATGCACATCATAATCAATGGCAAGACAAACGACACCTCCTGTGGACGTTGGCGCATATGACTCATAGAACACGCGAGCGCTAAGAACTTCATAGTACTCATAGCGTGAGGCAATGGGGCCAAGCCAGTCCATAACACCAGGCTGGAACGTCATCAGCAGATCAGGACCAAACGCAGAGTCGGAGCCGACGTAGATCATCTCACGGCGCTTCACAATGACTCCACGCTGGTCCTGCATGGTGCGGATAGTAGGCCGGGTGATTTGGGCCAGTTGCGGGGTGCGCTTGACTGTGACATTGGAAGCAGCAGTCTTCTGCGCACGTCGACGCTTTGGCTGAGTGGCGGGCGTCTTGGAGTTGCGACCCTTCATGGTGGTTGTGTGTGTAAATTTCAGCCGGCCGCATTGTTGGCGACCGGCTGTGGTGTGTTATTCTCGATCCGCAAATTCCGGTGCGAGCAAGCCGTAGCCTGCGGAACGGCGTCTCCACGCCGCGCCCGCACCGGTGGTCCCTCAACCACTACGCACCTCCGCATTAGGCACCTGTCTTGCAGGTTTCGCCTTAGCGGATTTGGTGTTGGTGGTGTGGTTGGTTGGTCGCTTCACGGCCTTCTTCGCTTTAGCGGGGCGTGAAGCTTTGTTGCGCTCACCCTTGTCCTTGGCGCGGCCATTCTGATCCGGGCCTTGGGGCAGGGGCAACAAGCCTTTTGGTGGGACGAAGGTCTCTCCATCAACCACTACGGCTTGTTTTGGGTTGAACGCAGGTGGTGGCGCACACAGAGGGGGCGAGAGCAAGTCAGTCAAAGTCTTGGCCGTTGCGAGCCATTGACCAAACATGACCTGGTCGAAGCCCAGACCGTCAAGAGCCTCGTCGGCGTAACCCTGCATCCAGTCACTGGGACCGTTTGGGTATTGCGCGTCAAGGTCTACGTCCGAGCCCCACTTCCTCATGGGCTGTATGTCTTGCCCAGGGTCGAGATCAATGGAACCATGAATCTCAACGACCTTGGAGGCAAACTGGCCGATGATGGGAGTGTTTCGATCTGTCAGATATAGCGAACGAGCTTTCTCCAACAGTTTCCTCTCTGGGGTGACAGAAGCTGACAAGACGGGGGTGGTGTGCAGCTTGACGAGCTGGCGAGGCAGGTCACACGTTGAAGTGTTGTCGCCAGTCCAGACGTCAGGGCCGTAGACACGGGACAAAAACATGACCCCGCGCCGATGCCGTTGCACCACCTCCACCTCAAGCTTCAGACCGCACAAGGCGGCCGCAGCCAGGTATGGGCCTTTCTCAATATCAGGAGTCAGGCCGTCATCACCGCCGTAAATGCCAAGGGCTGCCCAGGCCGTATCGGCGTCCATGAAGCGACCGTTCTTCAACGTCTTTCGAAAAGCTAAAAAGCTCACGAAGGCGTTGACGAGCGAGTTCATGACAGCCGTCTCAGGCGACCCAGAAGCGCGCGCAGTACCCGAAGGATACTTGACACCACGCGTGGTGCAAGCAAACAGGTTGAACTGGGAGCGATGCAGCTCAAGGGCGCGGGCTACATACTGGGCTGGGAATGCCCTGGCAATGACCAGGGCCTCAAACTCACGCATGGCAGGCGAAATAGTTCCGTCAAACCGTGAGAAGTCAGAGTTGGAGGCGGTGAGAGCGTTGGACAGCTTGCGGACAATTATGTCGGCTATTTCAGCCGGCGCTTTGCCGAAAGCGTACCAGGACTGCGTCTTGACGTGGTCAGCAAGCGCATACATGAACATACTGTACTCAACCTTGTCTTCTGGGATCAAGACTGAGATCAGGCGAGGGTCTTTGACATCCGGATAGGACTCGGCTTTGACAAAGACGTCAAGCATGCGGTGGTCTTGCCTGTCACCAGGCGCGTCGCGCACCGACACGGCGTACTCATTGATCGTCCGTTGGGTTGGACGATTTTGCTTTTCCCACACCACTTCGGGAATCGCAGGGATCAAGACCTGCGACTCGGGAAGAAACCGGTCAATGAACTCCATGAAGACCTTGATGAGAAATGGGGTGGCAGCGGTCGTGGATTTGACCCCGACGATCCTGCCACGCACAGCGGCTTCCTCATTGTCATAGCAGCGATCAGGAGCAAAGGACCCGTGAACAATGGGGCTCATGAAAGCTACGAGGCTAGGTTTGGCCTCATCATCAAAGGTCCTGGAGACCTGGTACCGACGCACGCCCTCAGCAACTGGGAAAACAGTGGGGGCCGGCATGACCTGGTTCTTGCGATGGAAGCTCGTGAGCAATGCTGCTTCTTCGGCGTCTTGAACATAGGAACGCACGAGGGCATGCTGCAACGAATGGCTACCAGTGGCAGAACGCAGCGCAATAGCGTCGTCTGTGGTAATGGGGATGGTTGAAGACACGTACGCACCGGGAATACCAGTGGACATGAATAAGCCATCAGCGCGGGCGACCTTCATCCGCAGAAACTTCGCGAGGACCTTAGTGGTGGGGTCTTGCAAAGTGACAACGGGCCGAATGAAATCAAGGGTGGGGCCGGCGATAAATGAAGCCAAAATCGCCATAGGGCCCGTCCACCGACAAACTGGAATGAGGAGGACCAATTGATGGTCAACACCAGCATAACGCCGCTCAACAAGATACATGGCCACTTGAATGGGAAGGCCAAGGAACTTGCGAGTCACAGCGATGCTGTCCAGTGCGTAATTCCAAACGGAATGCTCATATTGGCCGCCACCGTTGACAATGTAAGACAGCCGATTATCCTCGAGGAACGTGTAGGAATAATCGCCACTGCCAGTGGAACCGCGTGACACCTGCTCAGGTTGCATCGTATAGAGCAGAGTCGGGCGGAACACTTGGCAGAGAAAAGCCGGCATGTCGACGTAGTAATCAACGTCAATAAACACCGGCAAATGCCTGTCTGTAATGTCTAACGGCTTGGGGGCGGCCGTGAGGTCTTTAGCCCAAAAGTACGACCGAGAGCCATCACGTCCATGCCGCTCATCAGAACGAGAGCGCTGGACGAAATATGGCGTCAGGTGCGTATGCCAGGCAAGCAGCGTGCAGAACAAACTAGCGAAAGATCGCTCAGACGCAGCCTTGCCATGGGTGTGACGTGGAGTGGGGGTGATTGGACCCACGTCCAGGTCAGCAAATTGGGACCGCATGAGCTCCGGCATGAGAGCGGGAGCACATGCTTGGCGCTTCACAAACGGGGACAGTATATCGCGCATCCGTTCGTCTAAGGACCGCCATGAACCCCTCTGAAACTGGAGGTACATGATAGCGGGCAAAGCGCACATGCAAACTACCTTAATCGCATTGGTTGTGCGAGGAAACGTTAGGCAGTTGCGGAGATAGCTAAACGCGTTCATTGTCGCGGTTAACTGGGTTTCACTTGGAGGTGAACAGAAAGTAGTGTCTTCAGTTTTCC